GCCGTACTGCACAAAAAAACGCGTGAAAAATGGTGGCCACCCACACATTAGCGACAAAGCAATGAGGTAATTTATATGGCAACGTACAAAGGTCTTCAGTATCTGAAGAACAAGCTGGAAAGGAAAAGAGGACGAGTCCGAACCAGATACAAGTATTACGAGATGAAGAACATCGTGTACGACTTCGGCATCAGCACGCCGCCGGATCTCCGTCATTGGATGGGGACGCTCGGATGGTGCGCGAGGGCGGTCGATTCGCTTGCGGACCGGCTTGTCTTCCGGGAGTTCGCCGACGACACGTACAACATGAACGAGATCTTCAACCAGAACAACAAGGACATCATGGTCGATTCCGCGATACTTGGTTCGCTTATCAGTTCGTGTGATTTTATCTACATCACGTCAGACGCTGACGGATTCCCGCGGATGAAGGTTATCGACGGATACCACGCTACCGGCGAATTGGATCCAGTAACCAACATGCTGACAGAGGGCTATGCGATCCTGGAATGGGATACCTATGACAAACCGATCCTCGAAGCGTATCTGGTTTCTGGATACACATATATCATTGAGAGGGGCAAGACGGTCGACGTCATTCCGAACAATGCGCCGTACCCGCTTCTGGTGCCGATCATTAACCGGCCGGATGCTGCAAGGCCGTTCGGCCACAGCAGAATCAGCCGGGCGTGCATGTCCATCGTCAGTTCCGCAGTCAGGACGGCGAAGCGTTCGGAGATTGCATCCGAGTTCTTTTCGTTCCCGCAGAGGTACATTCTCGGTATGGACGAATCAGCTGAACGGCTGGATAAGTGGAAGATCACGATGTCGAGCCTGCTCCGGGTCGATAAGGATCAGGACGGCGGGCACCCGGCGGTCGGTCAGTTCCAACAGCAGAGCATGACGCCGCACACGGATCAGCTCCGAATGTTTGCCGGACTGTTTGCCGGTGAGACCGGGCTGACGCTGGATGATCTCGGATTCCCTTCGCAGAATCCATCAAGTGCGGAGGCAATCAAATCGAGCCACGAGACGCTTCGGCTGATTACCAGAAAAGCGCAGCGCGACTTCGGGGTCGGCCTGAAGAACGCCGGATACCTTGCTGCATGTGTAAGAGATAATTTCGGGTATAAGCGCGAGATGGTCGCAAACGTGACGGCGAAGTGGGAGCCGATCTTTGAGCCGGACAATTCTGCGCTGTCCATTATTGGCGACGGCGTGATCAAGATCAATCAGGCTATCGACGGATATTTCGATAAGGAAAGCCTGCGCGATCTTACAGGCGTAGAACCTGCAGCCGAAGCAGCTACGCCCGGCATAATCCTGCCGGTGGAGGAATAACATGGCTGTTGATATCGGACCGGAGCTTTACGAAGCGATACAAGCAGACTTTAAGGCCGGGGTCAATATGAACATCGGCATCCAGAAGATCATGAAGAAGGTCATGAATGGTAAGGCGACACAGGCCGATATGTCGAACATGTCGAATCTGTTCGGGAGGGAGGCGTCGAAGGCACTGAAGCGGTCGCTGGTGCTGGCGGAACTGCCGAATGAGACCCTCTACTGGAATATTGCGGAAAACACGATCCAGCCGCTTCTTGTGAAGGCATGGGAGAATGTAAATAACTACGCAGCCATTCAGCAAAGTTTCGCAGACGAGAAAAGCGGTATCGCCATAAAGATAACTGAAGGGCTGAACCCTACAGAGCGAGCCCGGCAGGTCATGAACATGGCAGTCAACTGCGTAACGCAGGAAGAGCTCGACAACGCGCTGACGGATCCGACGATAACTGCTGTGCGGAAGTTCTACGATGACTTCCAGAAGGAAAACATGCGCCTCAGGAACGATCTGGGATTGGAGACGACTGTGGTTAGGGTATATGACGGCAAAGGCCTGCATAACGGGAAAACGCCTTGCGATTGGTGCATATCGCGTGAGGGCGCATATAGTTACCAGGACGCGATCAGCAACGGAGTCTTCGAGAGGCATCCGGGTTGCGGGTGCATGATTGAATACCATACCAGCAAAGGCGTGGACGTTCAGACTGATTGGACAACTAACATCTGGGAGTCGAGGCGTTAGTTTTTCGATACAAAACCATAGAGAGGAGGACGCAGCAGAATGGATGCTATCGGGAGACAATCCCCGACGGTATCCGTGATACTTCCTTACTCAGCAACCAAAGGCCCGGAGGCTGTCGATCTCTACAACGCAACGGAACACGATGTCTTAGAATGGCAGGTAGCCCTGTTATATGACATTATGAGCACCGATAACGAAGGGCTGTGGGCCCATCAGAAATTCGGTTACTCGGTACCGCGACGGAACGGCAAGTCCGAGGCGGTCCTGATCCGGTGCTTGTGGGGTCTGAAAAACGGCGAACGCATCATGTATACGGCTCACCGTGCGATGACGTCCCACAAGATCTGGGAGCGGCTTGAACGCCTATGCGCGAAGGCTGACATAACGGTCGATTCGTCGATAAAGGCATTCGGCAAAGAGCACTTGTACACGGCGGACGGAGGCGTGATCGAGTTTCGGACCCGTACATCTACCGGCGGACTCGGTGAGGGGTACGACCTTCTCATAATAGACGAGGCGCAGGAGTACACACCGGAACAAGAAACATCGCTGAAGTACACCGTGACAGACTCGCCGAACCCGCAGACCATCATGCTGGGTACGCCGCCGACGGCCATATCGGCCGGAACTGTCTTTCCAAAGTACCGTAAGACGGTACTGTCCGGTGCCGGATATGAATCTGGCTGGGCTGAATGGTCTGTTCCGGATATGTCAGATCCTAATGATTCGGATCTATGGTACGAGACCAATCCGAGCCTGGGCACGATCCTAAAAGAGCGGACCATACGCGCGGAGATCGGAGACGATGACATCGACTTCAACATCCAGCGGCTCGGTTTGTGGCTGAAGTACAACCAGAAGTCGGCCATCAGCCGAAACGAGTGGACGGCCTTGAAGGTCGATTCGGTGTCGGATCTGACTGGCAAGCTGTTCGTCGGTGTCAAGTTCGGGCACGATTCCACGAACGCGTCCGTTTCCGTGGCGGTCAAGAGGTCGGACGGGAACGTATTCGTCGAAACTATCGACTGCAGGTCGGTGCGTGACGGGATCGAATGGATCATGTCCTTTATCCGTCGGGCGGACGTCGCTGACGTCATCGTGGACGGAGACGCAGGCAAGACCATTCTGGCAGAAGCGATGAAAAGGGCGGGTATGACTGCACCGCACATCGTGAAGCCGTCCGAAGTAGTGACGGCGTCAGCCATGTTCGAACAGGCCGTGGTCGGAAGAACAATCTGCCACAACGGGCAACCGGCGCTGACGACGGTCGTCACCAACTGCGAGCACAGGAGCATCGGAAGCGGCGGCGGATTCGGCTACAAATCCATTCTGGCAGGCGCAGACATCTCCATCATGGAGAGCGTCGTACTGGCACATTGGGGCTGCAAGGAAGCAAAAGAGAAAAAAGTGCAAAGAATCGATTACTAAAGCGGACAGGCAATTCGGCAAGTCCGTTTTTTAGTGCATATCACACGGATACCATCCGGGAAATGGGGGACAGCAATGTCAGATTTTAAGGTTATTGAGACTCAAGAACAGCTGGATGCAATCATAGGCGAGCGCGTCAAAAGGGCGGAACGGAGAGCCGAAGAAAGGGCTGCAGAGAAGTATTCCGATTACGAAGACCTGAAGACGAAAGCACAGACCTACGAGAAGCAGATAGCAGACCTGAGCGAACAGATCAAAGGCGGCGAAACAAAGCAGGCAGAGTTCACGAAGCAGATCGAGGAGCTCACCGGCAAGGTGCATCAGTATGAGACGGCCTCAGTAAAAACGAAGATTGCACTCGAAACAGGGCTGCCGTATCAATTAGCAGACAAATTATCAGGCGACGATGAGGATGCTATCCGGGCAGATGCAAAGCGGATGGCCGAATTCGTCAAAAAACCTGCCGCACCGATGGGATCAATGGAGCCCGACGGGTCCAACGATAATCCGAAGGACGTCGCGCTCATGAATATGGCGCGGCAGATAGGAAAGGAGTACTAAATGGCTACTATCACAGCGGGAATGAATTTCCCTGCAGAAGTTATCACCGAAATGTTTGACGCCGTTCGCGGTCATTCCGCACTGGCAAAACTGTCCGATCAGACACCGATTCCGTTCAACGGAGTCACTGAGTTCGTCTTTAACGCGGCCGGCGAGGCTGCTCTGGTAGGCGAAACTGCTGCAAAGCCGGCAGGAGACGCTTCCGTAACTGCGAAGGTCATCAAGCCGGTCAAGTTCATCTATCAGCAGAGAGTCAGCGACGAGTTCATGAAGGCCGGCGACGAAGTTCGTCTGCAGTATCTGAGAGGATTCGCCGATGGATTCGCGAAGAAGATCGCGAGAGGCTTCGACATCGCTGCTATTCACGGCATCGATCCCGCGACAAAGGCCGCGGCGTCCTTCAAGGCAACCAACAGCTTCGACGGACTGGTTACTGGCAACGTCGTCACTTATGTTGCTGCTTCCGTAGATGACAACATCGACGCTGCTATCCAGGCGATCACTGACGGCGAGGTCAACGGTATCGCGATGTCCGCAACTGCAGCTGCCGCTCTGTCCAAGATCAAGGTCAACGGCGTTCCGCAGTATCCGGAATTCAGATTCGGCCAGAACCCGGATGGCTTCTATGGCATGAGATCCGACGTCAACACGACCGTATCCGTACAGGGTACCGGCGTCAGCGAAGTCGACCACGTTATCGTTGGTGATTTCCAGG